TAGCAATTACGCCAGCTGAACATTGTAACAAATAGTTAAGAGCTTTATGTTCGCTGTCAACTAAGATTTTTCTTCCGTCGATAGCCATGATCGAGCCTGTGGAAGACCGCTTCTTAACAGCCGATAGCAGTTCTGCCAATCCAGGGATGGCTTTGATGAACGCTGTTCGTACCTGTTTTCCTCTAGCTCTTGCTTTATTTGTCGATAGTTGTTTATCGACTGAGAGTCCGATTTTGACATCACCTGCTCCATATAAGAAGGCATACGTGACGGTCTTAACATCCCGTCTAGTTATGCCGATTTTATCAGCGTTAACTTGGTGTATATCTCCGTTCAATAAGATGTCAGCATATCTACCATTGTCATAACGAGCTAGGTAGTGGGCTAACATTCTCAATTCTATCCCACTTAAGTCAGCACCTACCATAGATTGGTTTGGACTAGCAGTAAATAGTTTTCTAAACTCTTCACCAGCTGGAACCTGCCCAAGATTCGGCTTACGGTGAGCACATCTAAATGTGTTCGTAGCCACTGAGCAATGATGATGGATTCTACTAGAGGTCGTACATAGCTTGAGCCATGCGTTCACGCCTTCGGATATCATTCCTAACGCTTTCTTCAGTTCCAAGCATCGGAGAAATTGAAGAGCTATATCCGTCCCAATTTCCTTTAAGACTATCTCGTCTATCACGGGCTTTCCGTTCGAGCTTATTAATGAGGGTTTCCAACCATAATGTGTTTGGAGTATCCATGCAATGTGATCTCTTGATGTGGGATTTAGTTCTTTTAAGCGTGTAAAGGTTGCTCCTTCTACATAACCTGATGTTTGGTTATTTCGTTTAGGAGTAAATTCTGATCCTGCAATGAAAGTATACCTGTCTCGTAATACTTTAGTAAGTTCCTCCAATTCTTTTCGGAGACGAGACTCAAGTTCCCATGCAGAGCGTTCATTAAAGTACCATCCATGTAGTTCCTGTTGGGTGAGTATTTGTGCAACTGAATGCTCTAACGAGCACCAGTCAGGTAGGGGTGAAAGTGGTCGCATAATTTCTTTGTAACTTCAACGTCTTGAGCACAGTAATCCTCCATCTCTTGACTCCACTCAGACCAATCACTTGTCTTACCAAACTCCCCTTTATATTCTCCTAGACGATAGCCATAACTTTCTAAGCTATGTCTTCCATAAAGCTTTAATGGCATAAATGGCCACTCATGCTTAAAGTCTATGTCATAGAGATTTGGGTGGTATAGACGTGATAGAAGAAGAGTGTCAACAATACGAGAACGGGGAGTGAAAAAGTTATATAGTTTGCTAATACACGGGATGTCAAAACCAATAATGTTATGACCAACAATCGTGTCAGCAACAAGTAACTTATTAAGTCCCTCAGTAATGGAGTATTTGTTATTCTTTTCATCATTGTAAGTCTCTATCTCGTCAGTAGTGGAATCATAAATTGCTATGCAATGAATACGTGTAACATCGTTTAATAGACCATTTGTTTCAAGGTCGAAAACGAGTGTCATTTCTTTTTCCACGTATAAGTCTTATCTTTAAATTCAGCTTTCTTTACCTCTTCTTCAGTAGGTGGGTTGGGTTTTTTAAGATGAGCGTACCAAGGGTGTTCGTAATCGCTACCTTCAAAAATCCGTGGTCTCCTGTCCTTCGCTGGTTCCACGTAGAAAGGATGGTTTCGTAACATCATTCTCACTAAATCTGCAGTTGGATAAGTCATAGGTTAATTTACAGGCTATACCTGTCTCGCCTGAATAACGGTTCTTAAGGACTCTAAGAGTCGTATCGCTTCCTCCCTCTGTGGACTGCTGGTCTCGTTCAAGTCCAACAACCGCATCTGAGATTTGAGATATACTATGAGATCCCCTAAGTTGTGAGAGGGACACTCGGCCTCCCTCTTCATGTGATTTTCTATCATTACCTGTACGTCTAAGGTGGCTGACTAAGAATAAAGTAATACCAGTACGTTCAACTAAGCTACGTAGTTTCGTCATTGTCTGATCTATCATTCTCCTTTCGTCCCCATCGAGTCCACTTAATAATATACTAAGATGGTCTAAGAATACAATACGACACTCCAATCCACTGGCAAGGTACTCGATCCTATTGTAAACCACGTCTGGATCATAAGAACCAAAGCCATCAAACATGTAGAGATTCCAATTAGCAATGGTATTATGAAAATGCTTTTTGAGTTCTTCTTCACTATGTTCACCTAAATGTAATGGTTTGCCAACAGCTGTGGACATTAATCCAAGTGCTGTCTGTCTATTGCTTGCTTCAAGATCCAAGAATCCAACCCTTTCTCCTTTGTTGAGTAAGTGAGTTGCAATTTCACGCGTGATTGTGGACTTTCCTTGCCCAGTGCCAGAAGTAAATGTGACAAGTGAACCATACCTGATCCCTCGTAGCTTCTCGTTGAGTCCTTTATATGGGTAGTCATGGTCTGATTCTTTCTGTGGGGTGGTGACTTCTGTTAATAAAGTCTTAGCATCTACTATACCATCAGGTTGGTAAGGTTTTGCATCCCATATAGCACGCCTTATAGCTTCTGAATCGTTCGCTTGTAAAGCTTCTGAAGCGTCTTTATAGGATTCCAATCTTGCGATTTTGACCTTCCCAGGTGGTAGTACTGACGCAGCATCTTCCGCTGCTTTTCTTCCAGCATCGTCTCCATCAAAGAAGAGTATAATTTCTTGATACCCTTGGAATAACGGTATCTGTTTTTGAATATCTTTCTTAGCACCTTGTGCTCCATGAGGTAATGATACATGAGGCCAGCCTGTCATGGCTTCATAACCAGAGGCAGCGTCTAGCTCCCCTTCATAAACAATGATCCGTTTACCGCTACTAGGAAATAAATGCTGACCAAAGAGAGTATCAGTACTGTTCCCTTCATAATAAAAATCTTTTTGCTTAGTCTTTACTTTTGCTCCCTGAAGTATTCCATCGCCTGTGAAATAATGGAAGCGTAGTAGTTCTCCGTCTCTGAATATCTTATAAAATTGGTTGGTTTTTTCAGATATTCCTCGTTTTTGCAGCCGTACAGCTGATCCTTTGAGTTGGACATTAGTAGACATTGGTGTGTATTGAGTAGATTCCTCATTCCCAGAGGTACGGGTGTGGCACACAAAACAGAATGTGTGACCATCGGAGTATTCGCTATTAGCATCCGATGATCCACAATTAGGACATGGTGTGTGCCTAACAAATTCGCTCTCTATGTGAGCCATTCTATTGGTATGTTATGGAAGGAAGTCCAAGGTATATTATGGCGATCACACCATTTAGCATACGTTGTCTTGGACTTCTTTGATATTCTATTAAATGGTGCTTGAAAAACCATTCTTATATCTAAGTCTGGGTTTTGTTCGCACACATTTTTAATCTTACGCCTGTCAGGTGCATCCCAATATCCTTTACATTCTAATATAATTCCATTGGGAAGTATAAAATCAGGGGAATAATGGTGTTGTATCTGATAAGCGATCTTATGTGTTTCATATTCATAGCTAACGCCTAATTCAGTCAGTAAATTTGCAACATCTTTCTCTAAGCCTGATCTAAACTTAGAAGTCATCATCCTCTACTGAACATGGCGTGCCATCTGCTGAAACATTTGGCTCGTCAGTCTTGAAACCTTTGGTCTTACCAAATAGTTCAGCTACTTCTGTCTCATCTAAGTCTCCAGTATCAACACCTGCACCTCCTTTAATAGTTACTATCTGTACTCCAGATAACTTTAAAGATGTGCCGTATGAGATACCGTCTCTGAGTAGATAAGGCTTTTGTACAAATCCAAGTTTGACAGTACTTCCTGCATAGACAGGAGTATCAGCGTCACTAAGAGGAGTACCTTCTGTATCGACCACTGGTGGGCGTGTCTCTTCTTTCCAAGAGAATTTAATAATGTATTTTCCATCACTGATTTCTTCCCAAGGTTCTGGCTTTAAAGATGATCTTTTGGGATTTTTCAAACGGGCAGTAGCCCACTTAAGACAATCAACTCTTTCATCTTCTAGTTTATCAATCAAGTCCTTACCTACTATAGCTCTCAAGCTATAACCGTATTGACTCGGCTTCATTATTGCCTGATACCCCTCTAGTACGACGGGTTCAGCAGTAACATGGATGTTTCTCATTAACAAAAAAAGTAAGTGGATTCAATTACTGACTCAGGTTTAAGGTCGCCAATAATCGGTGGTTCAGTCTCTGCTCCAATAGCTGCAGCAAAGTCTGTCAAAAAATCCTGTTGTGCAAACAGGTGCATGTATGTTTCCCTAACTATCTTAGATAGGTCAGACATATCTGTGGCTCTACATAGTACAGAGTCGTGTATTAGTGCGATGGGATTGTGAAAGTTTAAGACACTAAGACACAGCAAACTAGCATCTAAACTGTGTATTAAATTTGGTGCTGTTGCTGCCTTGTGTCTAGCTTTATCCACATCCTCGCTGTCACCTACGGCAACACGCATATTACAC